GCTCACCTCCACGTGCGCACAAGCATGCTTGTGGCACGGGGATGTATTCGCGAACAGAGAAGGGTGACCTTTGAAAGTCATCCCCACGGTTGCGAGGTACACGCATATGGACTGGTTCGTGCTCTGCCCAGAACTCACTGGAGGCCTCTTTCGACGCCTCTGTGAAGTATCTGAGTAACATGGACCAACCGTCCATTTCGTGTTCTACACGCTTAGCCTTAACGTCCCAAACGAAGAATTGCCTCTTTTGGAGGCGAGGATTCACGCGGGACCGTTTTGGCCGTGCTAACTCCGGCACTTCGACCAAACACGGACAGGTTAGTCCCTGATCCTGACTTGGTATCTCTCCGTATACACGGATTAGATTGTCTACGATCTTTTCGTAGACTTCGAAGTAGCCCTTATGGAACATGGAATTCGCGTAAGCGATCCATGCAACATAGGTATCTGAGCGGCGAACCGATGACCAGACCGACTTAAACCGCGTCGGTGTGACACAGGAACCTTTGAAGGCATCCTGGCCACAGGACTCTCGGAAGAGTCCACTGATGCAACTCTTGTCCCGGTTGATTTTCAACCCAAAGGACTCGAGCTGTTCCATCGCCTTCCCGGCGTAAGCCGTGGGAACGATGACGTCGTCGCCGAATACGAGTATACGCTCGCGCGTATACTTGTCAGGTGCTGCTGCCGTCAGTAAGCTCCATATCGTAACCGCCAACACAGGGAAGCATAAAGAACTTCCCATTGGCGCGAACTTTTGGAGTGTTAACGTACTGCCGTCAGGGAGCACTGTTCCGACTGAGCGAGCTGCCTCCAAGTACTCAACAATATGAGGAGGAAACAGCAAGCGAACTAGGGCCAGACTAACACGATCACTCGCCTCGTTAAGGTCGAGCGTAGCGTAATCCCCCCGCAAGGAGCCTAACAAGGCACCACAGCGGTTGGGAGTCTGGTCCGTAAAGTGGACGTTGAACCTCGTTAAAGGGTGGCGTTCCACATGTCCTACCAGCGCACGGGCGATGCCTTGTTGAACCCACTGAAAATCAACGGGTTCGCAGGATATCAACCGTGGCCCTCGGGAGTCTTTCGGTACGAGTACTACCCGTGCCGGAAGGTCCAAGTCGTGAATCTTTTCAAATTCACGATATTTATCACATACTGCCCCGAGACCAGCGTAGAAATACGCGTCCAGGGGATAAACAGCAGTGATACGACTACTTACATTAGTCCACTCAAACTTGTTCCAAAGGCGCTGCCGAGTGGCAACAGCCCCAGGTCCATGAGAGGGGATGATGTTAGATAGGTCGAGCGGCGGAAGACGGTAGGAAAACGGATCTTCGGAAGATCCAATAGTCCTAGGTCTTTGTAATACACCGCTGAACAGTATGTTCAGCAGGCGCCGGGCTCGACGGGTTACATTCCTAATGTCGTTCTCACGACGAATAGGGAGTGTACTGTATACAGGAATTTCGGCGCGCAATGCGTCGAACGTCCCCGTAAGGGCGGAGAGGTCAGTTTCAGTTTTCACAAACTTACTAATGACTTCTTGTTCTTGGTCAGCCGAGTAAGGCAGCTCGTACTTATAAAACAGTACGAGGACCTGCCTTAGGTCTCTGACAATGTCTGCACGTGCTTCTTGAAGGAGCACGCCGGAACTATCGAGGACCTCCTTGAACAGTTCACCCAGAAACCTGGGCAACTGACTACCGGGCAAAGGTGCAAACCTAAGCTCGGTAGCGTTCAACGGATGTCCCCCTGCTAAGGACTTATCGAATGCCTTAGCTAGTCTCGGCAAAGTTTTCGTGAGAAAACTTATACCTTCAGACGCATAGCGGGCCTTTACGATGCGAATCGTATTGGTCAGCGCGCGTTTGTCAAACAACGCTTCATGCCTTCTTGAAAGGCTAGATAGAAGCGCCATGATGAGCTGAAGTTCAGTCTCATCTTGCCTCTTAGTTGGAGCCATAATGGTATCCAATACAAGAGTATGCACTAACCTATCTAGTTCCCTAATGGAATGGTCGTGATTAACTCCACATGTACATATGAAACATACACGTAAAGCTACTCCCCATACTAAGGCTGCGAATCCCAGTTTGTCCGAAGCACCGATACCGAACGGACCGAAGATCGTGCGCAAGCTGCGCACAGAGCTTCGGTTTGCCGTTCTTGGTAATGCGGGTTCGGGCTGGGAAACGCAGTTTGAAGGGAGCGTGGATGACTACGTCGATCAAGCGGCTTTTTCGGCCGCCCTATACGACGCAGTACGGCTCAACATCGGACCGGAGGGCATCGACTCGATGATTATCATCGAAGGTCGATTAGTCAACCGGAACGGGGCGTTGGGGCCGTGGACTAACATGTTCACCTTGGAACTGGCTATGGATGGCAGCCTGCTAGAAATAGCAGATCTACTTAATTCACAGTCGTACGCTCCGTAGTGACGTGGGTCCCATTAGTGACGCTTCGATTTGTTAAAGAAGCGTCATCATCAGCGTGCCACCGGACCTGTAAGGTTACAGGTCCGGTGGGCGTTGCCACACTAATCGTGCTTGACCCCTTATGGGCGATCAAGGCACAACTAGACACGATACCAACTAGCGACATCGCTGCCGCTAGTATCAAGGACCGCTTTTTGGTGCCTATCTTCATAGCCGAGATTTTGGCTATGTTGTTTAGATAGACCCAGCGAGCAGCGCTGACGCGCCAGTACCTGATCCGTCGAACTTAATCGTGGTATCAGCGCCATTACTGGCGATGAAAGACACGAGGTTCGCAAGGACGTTTTTGAACTCGGCGTCGCTGACCATTGCTCCAATCGGGAGCTGGACAACGGCGTATGCCGAGATCGTAACGGGCGTAGCTGCGTCGACCGTGGATTGAACCGTTTTGTCAAAACGGACCATGGATCGACGAGTTAGCTTCAGGCCTACACCGGACTCCTGGTGACTAATCCGGAGTCTGTGGGGTAGGGCAGGCGATTCCCCGATAAGGGAATAGCTGTGCGACCGGCCGTCAGTGCCTTGGGACTGGAACTCTTGTTCAGTACCCGCGGCATTCTTGATTTCGTTTGTGTTCAGTAGGTTAGTTAACATACGGACTGAGAGCCTCTTTCGAGGCTGTTGGTTATGTTGACACGTTTAGCCCTTACGGGCCACTGGCATCTCTGCCAGGCTTGCCAACGGTTAGTCAGCGTCTCGTTGAAACGAGCGCCGCGATGAGACTCCACTCGTTAGAGTCGAGCCCACTGGATGTAATCCAGTTTGAATCAGGCACGAAGAGGGATCTAATGTATGATTCCTCAACGACGCTTGAAACAGGAAACGTGCCTACGTTATCGACATTTGCACGGCATTGGATATGCCGCTGCAACTTGTGAGACCATAGGCACTGATGTATGAGTAGTATCGGGTCCATGAGGGCCAAAGGCAGTCGCCTAAGGTATTGGCCAATGCCAAATACCCAGTCGGCTGCAAATGACCAGCCCTTAGCCTGCCATGCGACATACGGGAGATTAAAGTTAACTCCCAATTTGTCGAGCAGAGTAAGGGCCTCGGCATGCCGAATTTGGAAGTCAGTAAACGAATACGTATACTCGACCTCCACATGGAACCTTGACCCTGGATTACTCCAAGCGCGCTCAAGCGTGCCGGTCACACCGCTGATATTAGTCAGCAGTTGTGTTTCGGTAACTTCAGTGTCGCTGTCGCCGGGAATGCTAAAGTTAGCATGTCGCCGACGACGGGTATTAGCCTCCGACAAGATGTCATTAACAGTCTTGCGGAGTGTGCGGAAGGAATTAAAGAATCCTTCCGTGTCTGATACAAACGGTGCCACGTTAAACTTGTATTGAAGATACAAGTCACCGCTCATCCGACGCAGATCACTCACGGTTGCCCGTGAGATCTTCGCGAGGTTCTTGCCATCCTTCGCCGCCGTTTTGGCGTTACTCGTCGAGCTCTTATGGAGCTGACGCATAAACGCACGGAGGTCTCGGGATGACAAGTTTATTCGCGCTGCGGTATCGCGAAGTGTCTTAACATCCTTCAGCTCATAAACTGAATTGATGAGTGACATTTCGGGGCGTACTAGGGACAGACAGCGTTGAACGCCTCTGCCAACCCAGACGTCAAGTTCCGGGGGCGGAACTACGCGTAAATGCGTAGGATTCGCCTGGATCTCATACATCTCTCCGAGGCCCACTACTGGGTAGTCGGAGGGACCGAATGGCACGTTAGACCAAGCTGCCGCGGGGTAGTACTCTAGGAACGAACAAATACGCCGAGGCTGACCCGTTTCCGGGTCAGTCCAGCAGTAATTGAAGTCCGATTGTTCCTTCCTCGCGGTCAACAGGCATGTGTCGCGCTTCGCACTTCTTTTATAGTGTTGGAAGCTCGACCAGGTACCGAAGGAGTCCTGTAGGTCATCAGCCACCTCAAGTTCTGTAACGAACTCGGGGTATGCTTGGTGAGCTATGACGTAACCTTCACCTGAGAACTGAGTATTGGCCCATCCCGTACCGGCAATATCGCCGCCGATGATGTGCCTAACATCCAGTATCTTCATGTCCTCAACTTGGGAACGTGTCCTCATACATGTGGTCTACGCATTGCTGCGTAGAGGAATCAGCGTTAGCCGACATGGACCGACCAGGCAACAGGCC